ATACCCATAGGAGCCACCATAAGTGCTTTGACACACAGTGGACAGGGACATATCACAATTTTATATTATTAAGGAGCAACAAATGCCAATACACAAAGCCAAAGGCCCTAGAGGCGGAAAAGGATACCAATATGGTACACATGGTAAGGTTTATCCTACCAAGGCTCAGGCCATCAAACAAATGGTAGCCATAAAGATTTCAGAAGGCAAAATTAAGCCCAAGAAAAAAAGCAAATGATAACTCGTGAAGAATGGCAAGAATGGATAGAATTCAGCGTTCTGTGCGGAGCCATGGTCACATGGAGTCTGTACTGTTATCGTTGGTTTCATTGAGGTCATCAAGCAATTCATAAATAGAATACACAATAACTCATTAGGAGGCGATGCAACAATGTCAGATAATACATTGGCTAACGATACGGCAACTGATGCCACAAGCGATATTCTTGATAATCAGGCTACAGCAACCAAGACTTACACGCAAGAAGAAGTAGACAATATGATGGCCCGTATGAAGGGTTCATTGCAGAAGAAACTTCTTAAACCCTACGAAGATCTAGGTGATCCAGACGAATTACGCAACCTTAAAATGGAAGCAGAACGTCGTCAACAGGAACAACAGATCAAGCGCGGCGAGTTTGAAAAGACTCTGCAAGAATTGGCTGCAAAAAAAGACGCTGAAATACAGAAGAGAGATTCAGTCATCAAGGAATACAAAGTCAACACACCTTTGCTATCTGCGGCAGCACAATATCGTGCAGTCAATGCAGATCAAGTCAAGGCACTGCTGTCAAACGCAGTTAGACTCAACCAAGATGGCGAAGTAGAAGTAGTAGATACCAAGGGCACGGTGCGTTACACAGATGCAGGCGAACCCCTGGGAGTGGCAGATCTTGTCAAGGAATTCCTGGATGCAAATCCACATTTCGTGCAAGCCAATCCTGCAACTACCAATACCAAAAGCAGTATCTCCTCATCTGCACCAGGCAAACTAGACATTACAAAACTGGATATGAAAAATCCAGAACACCGTGAACTCTATAGACAATATAGAAAAGAAAACGGTATAGCCTAACACAAGGAGAATATTATGGCTGTTTCAAATACAACAACCCTCAACGACCTGTTGCCAAGTATCGTTGCAGAGGCATTATTCGTGGCAAGCGAAAAATCAATTATGCGTGGATTGGTTCGCAACTACACCCTGGCACCAGGACAAGGTAAGACTGTGACAGTTCCTATCTATCCTAAGGTCTCAGCGGCAGCATTGACAGAAGCCACTGCACCTTCCAGCACCACTATCTCTACAGATGGCGCCACACTCACAGTCAGTGAAGTTGGCTTATTGGCCACTGTGAGCGATTTGGCTATTATGTCCAGTGCTAGCAATGTGGTCAGTGACATTGGACGTCTAATGGGTGAAGCAATCGCTCGCAAGATGGACACTGATCTATTAAGCAATTTCAAGAACTTTGCAACCACAGTTGGTGGTGCAAGCACAGCGGCTACTCCAGCATTGATATTCCAAGCAATTGCCAAACTTCGTAGCCAAGGCTATGACACAGCCAATGATTGTGCCATCGTTCTACACCCAAATATTGCCTATGACGTTGCCAGCACATTGACATCTACTTTTGCTGCCCCAGCAAGTATGATTGGTAATGATGCACTACGCAATGGCTTCATGGGTATGTTGGGCGGTGTTCCAGTGTATCAATCCAGTCTAGTTGAGACAATCACCTCAGCTGGTGACTATGCTTGTGGCGTATTCCACAAAGATGCATTGGGTCTAGCAATGATGCAAGACATCAAGATTGAAACACAGCGTCAAGCAGGCGTTCGTGGTTATGACATCGTTGGTAGTGCAATCTATGGACACGGCGAGTTGTATGACCTAGCAGGTGTTTACGCCTTGTTTGACTCAAGCATTGAGAGTTGATCACATTTGTCAATCAACACAAAGGGCCGTCACAGGCCCTTTTTGTTTTGTATAAATAATACGAGCCAGAAGGACTGGCCTCCAAGACAAGAGAAGGACTCACAATGTCATTTACAGCCGCATTTGCTACTCTGGACAATCTGCTCCAGGTAGAACCCACGATTCAAGACTATGGACAACTAGATTGGGCCGTAGAACTGGCCCGCAGTCAATCAGAAATCGCTCGTGTATTAAGTGTTCGTTGGTGGCCACAGTTCCGTAAAAGCAAATTTGAAGCAACCGCATTACTGGACAAGACTCTGTTGGATCCCACACAATGGACACAGGCCACTGTGTATCACGCATTGGCGTATCATATCTGTCCCAAACTAACCAAGTTCATACCAGAGACTGACAAGTTCCAAGTAATGATGGAGTATTACCAAGGTCGTTTTGAACACGAAATGGATCTGTGTATCCGTGAAGGTGTTCGCTATGATATCAACAACAACAATGTGATAGCAGACGATGAACGGATTCCTGACACTTACTTGAGACTACGCAGATGAGCCTAAGAGAATCAGCAATACAGGCCACGGAACTGGCCCTACAACAAATACGTGATCCCAAATGTGTGTTGGTCACACGTGAACCATTTGACGTAGAAAAATTGGCAATCACACAATTTCCAGCCCTGCTTGTACAGGCTGGCGATGAAGAACGACAGTCAGTGACCATGGGAGCAGTGGCCACAGGACGCAGAACAGGCAGCCTGATCATTGACATTCGCGGATTTGTTCGCGGCACTGAATTGGATCGTAGACGCAATGATCTGATTGAGGCCGTTGAAACAGCCATAGATCAAGATCGTTATTTGGGTCTAAGAACATCAGGAGTGCTGGACAGTCAAGTGACGTTGATACAGGTCATCACTCGCCAAACTCCCCTGGCAGAATTCTTGATTCAGGTACGAGTCAACTACAATTACACGAGAGGAACACAATGACAACAGTTTACAAACAGCTTCTGCAGAGAGATATCTCACCTGCAGATTTAGAAAAATATCTAGCTGGGGGATGGACCACCAAGTCTCGTCCCACAGCTGATACGGCAACAGAGGTTATCAATCTCAAGCCAGCGGCTATAGTCAAGGCGGCCGCTAAACCAGCCACAGACAATGCTAACGAACCACAAGGAGAATAAACGATGGCAACTTTAACAGGCAATAATGGCGTTGTGAAGATTGATAACGCAGCAGGAACACCCACAGTAGTAGCGTCAGTACGCAACTTCAGTGTAGATGTCACCAGCGACACAATTGAAACAACCACAATGGGCGTAGATGCTCGCACATACCTATCAGGATTGAGTTCTTGGTCAGGATCAGCAGACATTTACTTTGATCCAGCAAACTACACAGGTGGAGCCAGTGCAATCGCTGCATTGAATCCAACAGCGATCGCAGTTGGTGCAGGCACAGTCACAGCAGAATTTTTTCTTGATGGCTCATCAAGTAAATTCTCAGGCGAGTGTATCATCACAGGCTTTAGCGTGAGCTCAAGCATGGACGGTATGGTAGAAGCCAGCATCAGTTTGCAAGGTAGCGGCGCAGTTACCTTTACAGCATAAGGAGCACCTATGGCAACCCTAACAGGAAATGATGGACAAGTGGTGCTAGATGGTGACGTTTGTGCAGGAGTTCGTAACTTCAGCATTGACATCACCTCAGACACCATTGAAACAACCACAATGGGTGTGGACGCAAGAACCTACACCACGGGCCTGAGTTCATATTCAGGTTCAATGGATGTGTATTTTGACCCAGTGAACTTCAACGGCAATGTGCAGTTCAACCCAACCACCAGCACAGTTGGAGCCAGCACCTTGGCAGGCAAGTTCTATGTCAAACAAGATGCCACCAATGACATTGTGTTTTGGGCCAATGCACTGGTGGTCACTGGCTTCAGCATCACGTCAGCCATGGACGGCATGGTTGAAGGCTCACTCAGCTTCCAAGGAAGTGGTGCAGCTGGATTCAGTCAGACAGGCAACGTGTAATGACGTTAACGGTCACAATACAAGGCATTGACACTATGCGAATAGCGTTACGACAGGGTCTGACCTCAGCAGTTGAAGAACTGTCACAGTCAACCCTGGCAGCCTTGGTTGCGGCCACTCCCATCAAGTCTGGTCGTGCCAGATCTGGATGGCAAGCCAAGACTGGTAAGGACACGTTCACAGTTGAGAACAAGGTTCCTTACATTCAACGCTTAGAAAATAACTGGTCTAAGCAAACACGGGGCAAGGGTATTGTTGGTCCCGCACTCAATCAAGTAAAAGGAAAATTCAAATGAGTAAAGTATTAGAGAAAGCCACAGCACATTTTCGTGCTCAATTAAACAACGCAATGGACGTGATTGATGTTCCTGAATGGGACACCAAAATTTGGTTCAAGCGTGTGACCACTCTCAAAGAAGAGAGCAAGA